ATTTTTTTTATGATATCACTTAATGTTTCTAACTTTTCCGTTCCTATAATATCTACATGATTTTTTAAGTCAGCATATAAAAGTTCTAAATTAAATAAATCTTTATTACTTAAATACATTTTATCTCACCACCTTTCTAAAATTCATTTTCCCAATTAGTTAATATTTCTAATTGATGTTTTTCTTCTTTATCTAAATTAGATAATTTATTTTTATTTCTTAAATACTCTAATTTAGTTTTTAATTTATTGTTTATAATATTAATAATTATGGCGTTCAAATCTTCCCAAAACTGATATTCACTATCTATTATATCACGAGATATTTCTAATTTTTCACTTTCAGTCAAATCAATTCCTGTTTCATAATTGTCATAATTACATTCTAAAACACAGTTTATCTCATCAATTAGCATTAATTCTAAATTATTTTTACTTTCATAGTGTGGTTCTTGTGCAAGTCTATTTCTAAAATATTGTATAGTATTTTCAACTTCTTTTAAATCATAATCACAATGTTCTTTTAATTTTTCATATAATTTATCATTCATATTTATTTATTTTCCTTTCTAGTATCAACTTTAAAATCTTCTAAACTAGAGAATAAATAATATAATTTTATACTTTTATCTTTCTCTAATTCCTCTTTAAACTCTTCTTTTGTTAGTTTAGAACCTTTGACAAAACTATCAAATAAACTCTTATAACAAAATGCTATATTATTTATATTCCACTTCTTAGCAAGTTTTTTATATGTTTTTTCATAATCTTGAAGTTGTATTAAGTCTCCAAATAGGAATGTTCCACCTTTAAATATATCAGTTTTAAATGTTACATTATATTGTTTATTATAAAGTTCATTCACACCACCAAATAATGTGTCACTTTCATAAGAACTTAATACTTCATTTATTTCATTTTTAGTTTCAGCTTTTAAGTCACTATCTAAATCTATATGGTCGTCTCCACCCCAACTATCTTGACTATACCAACCAACTTTTTTACCCTTATAGTAAATATTTCCTTGTACTAGAGGTTCATACTCGTGACCCCTAAATTCTTTAATTGCTTTTAATTCAATTCCATTAATACTTGCCATTACTACTTTTCCTCACTTTCTTTATAAATTATTGTATAAATCAATATACTTGTAGGTGGATTATTACCTTTAACTATGTTATTTATTTTAATATCAATTACATTAATATTGTTATTAACTATAAAATCATTAATTGTTTTATCTATTAATTCAATATTCTTAATATAGTAATATTCACCATTTGACTTTCTATAATGTCTTTCTTCTTCATTTGAATTGTATTTAAAAATACTATTATCTTCAAAACTAAAAGTCTTTGTTTTTAACATATTATTTTTCCTCACTTTCTAGTTTTACCATTACTTTACCATCATTTAATTTTGCTTTTTCTAGTAATTCATTATAAAAAACTACAATATCCATTAAATCATAAATGTTTGTTATACTATTACTTACACATAACTCACTTAATTCTTGAATATTTTTCATTATACTTTGTTCCATTATTTCATATTGTTCCATTATAAAGCACCCCCCTAGTATCTTTCCCATGGAAGTTTACTATCTTCCTCAACATAAGATAAATTTTCATTATCTATTTTATCCAGTTCATCAATTACACTATTAGCATTATCTAATACTCCTAATTTTTCTAAATCATATAGTAAATTTATTAATTTATCATAAGATTTATTCCATTCATAATCTTCGTAATCTTCAGGTAAATTAAAATAATCAATTAATATGTTTTCTAACATTATAATTCACTCTCCTTTATATTTTTTAAACTTTTATATGTTTTCAAAATTCTATTATCTAAACATAATTCTATTCTTTTAACTTTGCTATTACCTACAATATCTTTTAATTGTTTACTTGAATAAGCATAATCAACTTTATTATTCTCAAAATATATTCTATAATACTTCATTCTATACTAAACCTCCTTTATATGTGAAATATTTATATTTCCAAGTTGAAGTGTCATACACATCTACATCAGTTCCTATTAATGATACACTACTACCTTTAACTTCATACAAGTTGTGGTCTTTATCTATTAATAACATATCTTCTTTTTTAACATAGTCTCCAAAAGTTTCATTTGTTTGGTAATAATCTCCAACTTGTAAAATATCATATTCTATTCTATTCTTAACAAAATCTTCTATTGTGTACTTCTTTTCAGTTGATTTAGGTTTGCTATATCCATAATTATAACTATTATACCAATAATCATAACTATATGTTCTTTTATATGGAATAAACTCATAAGGTTTATAAGTAGTATTTGAATAAATAACTCCATTTTCTTCAACTTTATTTCCATAGTAGTAGATATTTTCTTTATTGTCTAAAAAACATAACTTATTGTATGATATTCCAGCTTTATCAGCAATTATTTCCATAACTTTATCATTAAGATAAAATTTATCATTTAATTCTTTGAATACACTAACATAATCTCTTATGAACGTTTGTGTATCACTTAATATTCTATCATAATTATATGAACTCATTACACCATTATGCACCATTGCTATATCAGTCTCAAAATACTTAGCCCTTAAATCTTCAAATTTATTTGATATAGGAAAAGGGTGAGTAGTTTCTCCATCATTTTCCCCCTTAGTTCCAATTCTAAAGTGCATAACTATTGCTTTATTAGTTAAGTCACCACCAAACATTCTCTTTATTTCTTTTAACTTCTTATAGAAGTCTTGAAAAGTCATAAGACCCTTCTCAATTATTACTTTACCATTTTTCACGTACATTATACCTGCACCATCTTTGTTTCTCTCAAAACATTCTCTTAAAGTTCTTCTTGTAGGTAACTCAATACCTTTTTTCTTTGCTACTATTATACACATTATAAATCACTCTCCTTATATATATATATTTATAGAACTACTAGCACTCCTCACTAGTAGTTCTCTCTTGTATCATAGTTTTTAATACTTTTATTGTGTTTTTAACTATATCTCTCATATCATTACTTAAAGTAAAGTATATGTGACCCTCTAAAGTATTTTGTAAAGCTTTTAAGTTAGTCTTACATTGCTCACTATAATCTCTATTCATATCACTTAATTTTCTATATAAACTTGCATTATCATTAGTTGAAACGTCTTCTATTAATATATTACTTAATTTTTGGAAAATCTTTTGTCTAAAATCTAATATTCCTCTAATCTCTCTTACATTACTTGAAAAGTCTATAGGTGCATTAAGTAAATCTTTCATTGAAGTTTCAATATCACTTAAATGTTTCTTATAGTTGTTTAGAACTTCTTTTCTAGTAATATTTTTCTTACTTATAATATCTTCTAGTTGTTTAGTGTAGTCTCTTAGATATAGTCCATCATCTATAATATTTAAACTATCTACATAATCTTTTATGAAGTCACCACCATAAGTTACTACCTTATTCCAACTTATTTTTGATACCATATTTTCTTTGCATACGTGTACTAGATTATTGATAAATTCTATTGTTGCCATAAATGTTTCATATCTTAAAGTACCTCTAAACATTCTAAACTCTATTGTAATGCCTGTACTTGTATCAGTATTTACTACACTTGAGTGTCCTATGAGGTCATTTTTGTTTATTTCATATAGAAGTTTACCACTCTTATAATACTCGTCTTGAAAATTGTCTACACAACGTTCCTTATGGTAAGGTACAGTGTAAGCATTATAACAACTATATTGTTGGTGTTTACGTCTACTAAAAGTCTCAACTTTTGGTCTATATGTTTCTACAAATAACATAATCTTTTCTATAGTTTGTTGTATTTCTTCGTCAGTATCTCCTAAAGCACTCTTAGATACATGTATATGTAGTCCACATTTTCCCTTATCGTGACTATAGTATCCATTTTCACTTAGATATGTTAGTATATCCTTAAACTTGTTTTCATTCTCTTTTATGTACTTGTAAGTCATAGGTTGTGTTATTATTTCAAACCCATCACCTATAGAACTATCACTCTCAATATTAAGTCCTAACTTTTTGTAGTTTTTTCTTATAAAGAATAAGGCGTCAATATGATTACTTCTACTTAAATAACCTCTTGCGTCTTTAGTCACTTCTAGTTCTATTCCTATGTGTAGTTTCTCGTCTTCTAAGTCACTACTTGACTTCTTCATACTTAAAGATACACTTGGACTATGGTATCCATCTATACAGCACTTTAAGTCCTTGAAACAGCTATCGCAATAGAAGTATCTACCCCATTGTACTCCCTCGTTTACGTGAGTTGTACACCCACAATTATAACAATTTTTAGTTTCTTCATTATTCATTTCTTATCACTCCTCTTCTTTTTTATAATTCCAAAACTTTTATACCTTTACTTTTATAAAAGTATATAGAAACAAGTTATTATATTAATAACTTAATCTATATCTATTATTACATAATGTTTATATTGCTTACTTGCAGATGTTAATATAACTTGAACATTATATTGCTTTAACTTCTTATTTACTGCGTCAATATCATGATTATGCTTTAGCATTTCTAATACTTTAGTTTTTATTCTTTTGTTACTTTTGTAAATAAATGTTACCACTTTGCCACAATGAATACTATAACTTAAATCTGCACAATTACTTGCCTTTAATATCATTTTATTTACACTCACTTTCTATAAATTATATTACTTCATATTTTTAATCATTTAACATAATTCCATGAGTATTATATAAATCTAAATCAATATAACTCAATAATCTAACTAATTCTACATACTTAACACTATTATCTTTATTTATTAATCTAGTTATTAATGAATTACTAAAGTCTATTACATAATTTAATTCTTTTAACAAATCTACATTACTATCATTATAGTCTAATTTATTATCTTTATTATAGTTATTAATTAATTCTTTAAAAACATAATATTCTATAATTTTATCTTTCACTATTTATACCTCCATTCCTACAACTTCATAACATTCATTTTTAGTTGGTGTTATATGTAAATAGTATTTTTTATTATGTAATTTTATAATTGAGTTAATTGTAAATATATTACAATTGTAACTACCTACACCATAGCATAAAATATCACTATCATTTAATATAATATTGTACCAATTATGATATATACTTATTTTAGTATCACTAGGTCTAGCATAACATCTTTCTAAATTATCAAATTTTAAAGTCTTTATAAAGTCGTTATTCACAATTCCTCTAACATTGAATTTTATATCGTTAATCATTATATATTTATTCTTTACTATATTTCTTTTCATTTTTTTATCACTCCTTAATTTTATTTTAATATTTTATTTTAATAACTTACTTTTATATACTTTTATATTTTTTATTTTATGGTTTTAACCTCACACTAACTGTTATTAACCTAATTCAATTATATCGCAATAATTGCTATAGTGCATATAACACTATTCCTCACTGCACATGTCTGAGTATTCACAGCGGTTTACATACGCTCATAACTATCTTTTAAGTAGTGCTTTAAGTTTTCAAATATCATTTATCAAGTCAACTGTAGTTGTTTAGATTTACAAACTACTAATTTCGCTTGAGTGATTACATCTTATCACATCTTATGGTTAGAAGTCAACCATTTTTGATAAATTTTTTCATTTTTTGTTATTTTTTATTGGTTATATATAACATAGTTATATATAAAAATTTTTTATTTTATGGTTAATGTTAACATTTTTATTTGTTTTGTATCAAAAGTGTTACAAGTTGACTGTAAACATAGTGAAAAAATAAAAAAGTGTATATCGTGAAAAATTAATTTTTGTATATATTTTATGTGTATATACATATAGTTAATTATGTGGTTGATATAAAATACACATAAAATATATACAAAAGTTAATTTTTCTAGAAAAGTGAAAAGTTAATTTTTCTCTTGGTTGATTTACGACGCACTCATATGTTCGTGTTTGAGTATCAACGACTTGAAATAAGAATAATATACAAACAAATGTACGCTATATGATTTGTGTGGTAATGGTTTTGTCTGGGGGGGGCGTGGTTTGAATTAGTTTTAGATACTGGAAGTTGGACGTAGTGTGATATATAATAGTAAAAACACAAGTTGTCTCTCTCATAAAAAAATGATATAATGTAAATAAAGAAAAAGAAACATAAAGAAACATAAAAACCAAACAACAAAAAGAAAAGAAGGTGATGTAATGAGACCAGCAACGAGGTCTGAAGCTGAGAATGGTGTGAATGATATATCATATATGACACCTCTTAGAGTAAAACAAGCAATTAATGCAAATAAAACCTCAGGTGGTCAAGGTGTACCAACTGGGGGTACTACTGGACAAATATTAACTAAGAAAAGCAATACTGACTATGACACGGAATGGGGAGATGGTATAGACACAGGCAATAATTTATTATTCTATCGACCAGGAGATACTTTCGTTTGTGACTATGATACTATAATGAATGGTTACATAACTAGTGGTACAAAAAATGTTAGAGTTAGTTTACCTGTACCAAAAAGACTTGATAATATATCTAGTATAACAGTAGAAAGTCTTAATGTTGAAGGAAGATGTAACAAAGGTTACTTGAATAATCAGTCAGGAGATGTAGAATATGTTGGTAAGAGTGATTATACAGTTGAAGCAAATAAATCAAATAATAATGTAGTTAATATCTTAATTTCAAAGAGTTCAGCCTGGAGTAATGTAGATAACAATACATTAGTTTCATTAGTTGCTTATACAGGTAATCTAAAATTGATATTTAACTAATAAGTTTCTTGAAATAGTGAAGTATATAAATATGTGTATGATATAATATAATCTTGAAGGGAGGTTGGTATTATGAAAGAAACAAAAAGTGATTTATGGAATATTATAGCTTTACTTAAAAAAGTTATATATTGTAGTTTTGTTACTATTGTAATAATTATAGCATTATTTGTGGTTTACTTATTTAAAAATGCAAATAGTACTATATCTGATATTGACAATACAGGGGTTTATAATTTAGTCAATAGTGAGAATGGTGAGATTATTGCAACTGACTTAACACCAGAAGATATTAATAAAATATTGGAGATAGTAAATGGCGAGAATTAGATTTCTTAAAATTAGAGGTAGAGTTAATAAGAGCAAACCAAAGGTAGTGTACTTTCATAGTGATAACTTTGATAGGTATACAACTAAACAAAGTGGTAAATACAATGTTGTGACAGTAGGGTATAAACAAAAGGATAAATTTCTAAATAATCAAATGAGGGCTTATAGTGATAAAATTAGATTTCACACCAAAAGAACATAATTATATCTTAGAAAATGCAGGTTTCACTAAAAGACAAAGAGAAATTTACCTAAGACTTAGAGATGACTATCCTTATGAAAGACAAAGTATTGTTAAAATTGCTAATGAACTTCCAGCAAGTACAGCAACTATTTCAAGAGAAATTAAGAAAATACAACTAAAGATAATAAGACTTATAAAATAGAGATGACTAAAGTCATCTTTTTTGTTGTGATAAAAAGTTGATAATATGTTGATAAATTTTATCAACTCTTTTAGTTTACAATGATATTAAGAGGAGGAAGATATATGTATGGTTCTTATTTCACACCACTTCAAAGCCAAAAAGATTTAATTGAACTTAGAGCTTTAGATGGTGTAGATATAAACAATACATTAGTATTCAACAAGACTTTATTTATAGGTGAAAACGAGATGGTTATTAAAAATACTGATGGTAGTTGTGAAAAATGGGAAATAAATAAGGTATTTCCAGTAGATGAAAAAGATTTAAAGATTAAGAATTTAGAAAAAGAAATACAAAGTCTAAAGGAGATGATAGGTAATGAACATAGGGAATATTCTAAATCAGTTGAAGGGGGCAACGAACAAGCAACAAATGATAATGTCTATGATAACTCCAGAACAGAAACAAATGGCTGAGGCTTTCGTTAAAAACCCTACAATGCAACAATGTGAAGAAATTGCTAGAAGATTAAATGCAAAGGGAATAACTAAAGATGACTTGCAACAAATTGCATCAATACTTAGGTAGAAACTAGAAATAGTTTTTATATAAAAATATTACGAAAGGAGAATGATATATGAACTCAGGTTTATCAGCAGGAGACATTATGGCTCTTACTAAAAACAATGATGGTTTCTTTGGTGATGGTATTTGGGGAATTATAATGTTACTAATCATAGCAGGTTTGTTTTCTGGTAATGGTTTTGGTTGGGGTAATCGTGGTAATGTAGCAAACGATGCTTTACTAGGCGAAGAATTTGTTAAACGTGACATATTTAATACTAATCAAAATGTATCAAATACAGCCTGTCAAACTCAAAAAGAAGTATTAGAAAACAGATTTAATTGTTCACAAAATGCTTGTAATACCCAAAAGGAAATTTTAGAAAGTAGATATACTACTCAATTAGGTTTCCAAAATGCACAAGCAAATCTATCAAACTGTTGTTGTGACCTAAAGACAGCCATTCACGCAGAGGGTGAGGCAACTCGTAGTATGTTACAAAACGATAAAATAGAACAACTTAGAGACCAAGTATATGCTAGTAACTTAGCATTAAGTAACACTAATTTAGCTAATACGGTGATAAATTCAGTTAGACCTTTTCCAATTCCTAGCTACGCCGTAACATCACCTTATGTTGGGCTTTATAACCCTTACAATGGTTGTGGTTGTAACAATGCAACAATAATTTAAGCATAAGCCTATATAGGAACTCATAAGAGAATTGCAAAGACCATTTTCCTGATGTCAGGAAAATGATGAAGATAGGCTTAAATACCTATCTTTTTAAAATAAAAGAAAGGAATGATAAATAATGATAAATTCAGTTCAAGAAATTGCTTTAACTTTAGCAAGTAATAGTGCTAATATACCATTTAGTACAGATGTAGTTAGAACAAGAAGTGCTAATTGTGTATGTAATGGTTGGTTAAATCATAGTACAGGTAGTACTCAATATCAAATAACTGAACCTGGTATTTATGAAATACTATTTAATACTAATGTAACAAGTGCCACTGTTGGACAAACTGCTTTATCTATAAAAGCAAATGGAGAAACTCTTAGTGGTACTGAAATGGACTACACTATTGCAACTGCAAATGTTTATTCTAGTGTGTCTGCTAATAGATTAATTAGAGTTTGTGGTAATGGTTCTACAACTATTACAGTTGGTTCTGTTGCTACTGTTGGTGGTACTGATACTCAAATACCTATTGTTAAGAACTCAAGTCTTATTATTAAGAAAATAGCATAGGGGGGGGTTTGCTATGGAGAATGTTAATATGTTAGACAGAGTAAGAGAAGCTGTAGAAAAACCAATGGACTTAATTATTAAAAGTGGTGTTAGTTCAAACAATTTAGATTACCTTTATAAACTAATTGACGTATATAAAGATGTAGAAAATATAGAATATTGGAACGCAAAGGAGGAATTTATGAGATATAGAGAATATCAAAGACGTCCAGAAGATAGAATAGACGAAATGTTCACAAATTATAGAGCATATTCAGAAAATAAAGAACCTTCTGAGAGAAGCATAAGTTCTGTGAATAAAGACAGTATGATGTGTTTAGAAAATATGTTAGTAAGTGTAGTAGACTTCGTTAAGATGTTAAAAAATGAAGCCAGTACTCAAGAAGAATTAGATTTAATTCACAAATATATAAGAAAATTGAATGAAATGTAGTATAAAGGTCTAGTAATTAGACCTTTTTTAGGTTATAATAATATTAGTGTAATAGGTAGAATAAGCGTCTCCAGTCTATTGTATACATTTCATTTGACGTCTCCTCCTTTGCGTTCTATCTTTTTACACAAACACACTCCTTTCTATGGGGCAAGGGCTATTTGCAGGTATTATAGCCCTTGTCTTTACTTTTGGTCTAAATTATTATATAATTATATTGAGACTGATAAGTCTCTACTCGTTTTTGGTTCTCAACAAGCCATCAAGAACATTTGGAATAGCTCCCCTGCTATTCCATTTTTTGTTGTTTTGTGTTAAAATTTAGGTGTAAGGTGGTGAAAAATGTGAGAAAGAGTACAAAAAATGACAAAAATATAGAAGAAAATGAAAATAAGTTAATAACTTTGTTAAAAAATGATGAAAAATTAAAAGAAGACCCAGAATATAGAATGGGTATGATTTCAATGGCTTCTATGTTTTTAGAAGATTTATCAGATAACATATACAAAACTTCAATAGAAATGAATTTAAAAATACCATATTTTAGTGTTGATGCTTGGAAAGATTTTTTAAATTACCCTGTAGTTAGAAAATATATTAAGTCATTTAGAGATGAAAAAATTAATATGATGGCAGACCAAAGTCTTGCAGAAGGAGATAAAGGTGCTGTTAGTATTAAAAAGGCTATGCAGGAAGGTGGACCTTCAGTAAACAACTCTAATATAGTGCTTATTCGTTTGCCTGAGAAAAGAGATGACTTCTTAGAATGAGGAGGACTAGATGAATAATTATACAGTTTATTGCCATATTTTTCCAAATGGTAAGAGATATGTAGGTATTACAAAACAAAAACCAGAATATCGTTGGGATAATGGTAATGGGTACAGAAACTGTACTAAAATGGCAAGGTCTATAAAGAAGTATGGTTGGCACAATGTGGAGCACAAAATTTTATACACTTCTCTTTCAAAAGAAATTGCAGAACAAAAAGAAAAAGAATTAATTAAAGAGTGGAAAACAAATTGTAGAGATTTTGGCTATAATATAGAAGGTGGTGGAAATTTAAATAAAGATATAAGTGAAGAAACAAAGAAAAAGTTATCTAAATCTCATAAAGGTCAAATACCTTGGATAAAAGGTAAAAAACATAAGAAATTGTCTAATGAGAAAAATAGGCAAGCCCACTTAGGAAAACCACCAACAGTAATAAAACCTGTTATATGTTTGGACACAAGTATTGTCTATCCAAGCGTTACAGAAGCAGGTAAACAACTTGGACTAAATGTGACACATATAAGTTCTTGTTGTACTGGAAAGCGTAAAACTTGTGGCAAACTTAGATTTTCACATTATAAAGGAGGTGATGTAAATGAACCAAAAACTAGATGAATTAAAATTCCTAGAATTCTCTGATGATGGGTATAGAATATATAAATGCCCACTTTGTGGTGGAAAAATAAAAGTACACGATAGTGTTTTTTATGGACGCTGTGACACTTGTCTTGCAACACTAATTGATTATAAACCAGCCCCACACCAAGTTGCTTTTCACAAAAGCAAAGCAAAGTTTAGACTTAACATTGGAGGATTTGGTTCTGGTTAAGTAAAACTACAATGGATGCCATGGAGATTTCAGCACACGCTCTATCTGTACCAAATGGTAGAACACTTATTACTGCACAGTCATTACAACAAGTTAAAGAAGCTGTATTACCAGAGTTGGAAAAATTTATTCCACCTTGGTTTATTGCAAAACAAACTAAAACACCACTTCCAAAATATACACTTACAAATGGACACGAGATAATTGTGTATGCTAGTAATGATGAAGAAAAATTGAGGTCTTTAAACCTTACTGCTTTCTGGATAATAGAAGCAAGTGGTGTAGATTATAAGATATTTATTCAGCTTACTGCACGTTTGAGAAATGCTGCTGCTATTGTAAAAGATAGAGAAGGTAGAGAGATAGAACACAACTTTATGGGAATAGTAGAAAGCAACCCAGAAGATGGTTGGATAAGAGATGAGTTCCTATTAAGGTCTGATAGAATTTTTGCTAGTAAAAGTGTTGATACATCTTCTTATGATAAACTAAAAGTAAAGAACCCTGAGAAATCTTATCATTCTTTTCTTAGTGCAACACCAGATAATAAATATTTACATAAAACATTCATACCAGACTTATGTGTTGGTAAGAGTGAAAAGTGGATAAGAAAATATATCTATTGTTATTTAGAAGTAAAAGAAGGTGCTGTGTATCCAGACTGGAAAGACTGTATAGTTGACCCATTCCCAGTTCCAGATGACTGGCTTAGAATATTTGGTTTTGATAAAGGTTGGACTGATGAAACTTGCTTATGTTGTGGTGCAATAGATAGTAAAAATGGAATATGCTACTTGTATGATGAATACTATGTAGCTGAAAAACCTGTTACTTATCACGCAAGAAGAATAAAAGAAAAGGTTATGGGTTGTAGAATGTATAAAAATATAATTGCTGACCCATCAGTAAGGAATAGAAATGATAGAGATGGTGTATCATATAGAGATTATTTCTATAATGTATCAGGACTATGGCTAGAGGAGGGAAACAACTCTATATTTGATGGTATAGAAAGAGTTAGAGATTTTATGTACCAAGGAAAACTAAAAGTATTCTCAAGCTGTGTAAACTTAAATCAAGAAGCACAAAAATATTTGTGGAAAAAAGATAAAGATGGTATAAGTAAAGATGAACCTACAGAAAAACAAAACCACTTGATGGACGCTATGAGATATTTAGTTATGGCTTTACCTTATGACCTTAGAGAAGTTGATATGCACAAAGCAGAACAAAGTAAAGCACAGAGTATCTTAGATAGAATTAAATTAAATAACACTGAACAACCAAATGATGGTGAAGGTGGTGTTTATGGTTTAGGTTATTATGATATGAATTAAGGAGGTAAATATGAGTGATATGGAAAAGAAAGTAAACGAACTTATTTTACAAGTCCAACAACTTGAACAAAGAGTTGCTGATTTAGAAAATGGAGAGTTTGGTACTGGAGTATATTTAGATGGTTGTACAGAGGCTGATGCAGAGTACATTAAATCTAAAAAAGATAAAAAAGATGAAAAAGAAGGTGAATAAGAATGAAGAAAAAAGAAAAAGATGTTGAGGTATATTCTTTACAAGAAGAGCTAGATAAATCAAGACCTTATACTGAGATGTATGAAAAAGCTTATAACTTTAATACAGAAAGATTTGATGCTTATGCAGAACTTATGGCTTTTTATCAAGGAAATCAACATTTGCTTAAAAAGTATAAGACAGATAGACCTTGGGTAGTTAATATGAACACACCTTATGCAACTGTTGCTATAGAAAACAGAATTGCATCTATTTTAGTAAATGATTATGAAGGTGATTTAATTCCACTATCACCAGAAGATGTTGATATAATTGAACCTATAGATAGAGTATATAAAAGAGAGTGGGAAAGACTTGATATAGATAGAATTATAAGAAATTGTGTCGAGACATCTGCTGTAGTTCGTGAAGCCTATTGTCATATTACATTAGATGATAAAAAGGTTTATGGTGGTACTAAAAGAAAAAGAGTTGGAGCTTTAAATGCTGAAATTATTGAACCAGGTAGAGTTCTAATAGACCCAACTGCTAGAAGTCTAAAAGATGCTAATTATATTATAGTAATGGGTAGAATAAGTAAAAAGGAAGCATTAGAAACTTATCCAAAATTGGAAAGTCTTAAATTACAAACACCAGACTACACACCTAACCAAAGAGGTGAAGTATATTATGATAATGACTATTCTACAGAACAAGAAAATGTGTTTACAGTTTGGAATTTCTATCAAAAAGATGGTGGAAAAATTAAAAAGACAAAATTAGTAAATAACATTATAGTTAAAGAAAGCACTTTAGATTTAAGTCGTTTCCCTATAGCACAATTAAGATGGAAGAAAGCTGCTCAAAGTTGTTATGGTATTTCACTTATGGACCAATTAATTTCATTACAAAAGTCTATAAATGCTATAGAAAGTGCAATTACTAACACTGCTATTGCCTATGCTGCTCCTAGTATGATGGTTGCAAAAGGTAGTGGTGTTGACCCTAAGGTTGTTGCAAAGTCAAATGGTGCTCCAGGTGTAGTATATTCAGTTAATGGTAATTTAGATAATGCTATTAAACCAGTTGTTCCACCTAGAATTCAAGATGAAATTCTTGCAATTAAGCAAGATTTTGAAGCAAAAATTAGAGAAATATCAGGAAACTCTAATCAATTTATGGGTAACATAGGTACCGCTGCCAATACTGTTGGTGGTGCAGAAGTGGCTGTAGAAAGAGCAAAAATAATTGAAGTTAATATAGTTGATAATATTGAAGACTTTGTAGAAGAAATTGTTAATATTCTTGTAGAGTTTATAATAAAAATGTATCCTAATGCTGAACTTACTTATTCAAATGGAAAAGATGGTGAAGGTTTATGGAACTTTGATGTTATAAAGATGCCAAAGAAAAGTGAAATGAAAGACTTAGAGTATAAATTCTATATAGAATTAGATAAGAAATCTCAATATAGTAAGGATAAACAAAAACAAACTCTTATGGACTTATTCCAATTTGAAAGACAATATGATGCTCCAGTTAAAACAATTACTGTAACTGATATAATTAAGAACAGTGATTTAGTTAATAAAGATGAAATTATTGCTAGATATAACAGTCTAAATTCACAAGATGCTCAAACAAAAGCAGAAACTATTGATAAGATTATAAGTACAGCTAATGATATGGGAATACCACAAGAATTAGTTGTTCAAGCAACTGCTGAAATAATTGCAGGAGGAAATGAACACCCAGCAACTGACCAAGTTATGCAAATGATAGAACAAGGTTTCTCTCAACAACTACAAGAAATGAATAATGAAGCAGATATGGGTGCTATAGCACAAGAAGATGCAGAAAGTATGCAAGACCCAACTGCTGGGTTGGACCCAACAGCTGTTGCAGAAGCAGAAGCTATGCTTGGAGGTGGACAAGCACCAATGATGTAAAGTTGGTGCTTTACAAACCTCTTTTCTTTTGTTATAATGTAAGTAATGAATAACGGGTCGTACCTAAACGACTTGGTAAATAATTTAGTGTGAAAGGAAGTTATTTATGGAAAATGTTTTTGATAGTGTTGATGCTATTGATGCAGCATTAGATGAACAATTTGGTAAAGAACCTATTGAAGATGATAATAATGTTGTTGAAGATAATAATGAGGATAACTCAGAAGTTAATGATGTAGAAGAAAACACTGAAGGTGAAGAAGGGGTATCTGATGAAGAACCTGAAACTAAAGAACCAGAGCAGGTTGACAATAATAATGCTCAAACTAATAATGAAGGCAATAAATCTAGTAAAAAAGACTATGCTTTTGCTAATTTAAGAAGTGAAAACACAACTCTTAAAAAGGAAAGAGATAGTTATAAAGTAGATAGTGACTATTTAAAGGAACTAGCTGCTAGTTATGGATATGATGATACTGCTAAGTTTCAAGATGCTATTAAACAGGCTAGGTATCAAAAAGAGGCTCAAGAAAAGGGCTATGACCCAGTTTTGTATAGAAAGACTATGGAACAAGAAGCAAGAATTCGTCAACTAGAAAAAGAGAGAGAACAAGAAATTCAAGATAGAAAAATAGAAAGATTTCAAAATGCTTTAGATGATGCTGTTAAAGAGTATGGTTTAGATGCACAAGAAATATTCGATAAACTTGAAAATTCTGGTCTAAGTGTTGAAACAGTTTTAAATGTTGATAACCCTAAGATTTTATTAGATGGTTTATTGATAGATGAAATTAAAAACAATGCAAAACAAGCTCAAATAAATGACCTTCAAAATTTAAAGGGTCTAGCAGAAGATAAAAATGAAACAAATGCACAAGTTAATAAATTAACTGTAGACGATTTGTTAAAAGATGAAATTGCTAGATACAAAAAAGAAAACTATTTTAATTAAGAAAGGTTAGGTAATGAATTATGGCTGCTGCTAATACAACTTTAGCCGTATTACAAAAAAACGGTTTATCAGTTCAAGAATATTTTAGTAAGAGATTACTAGAAATGATTAAATTAGAAAAATCAAATTTTGTATTTACTAACTTAGGTGTTGAAATGAACCTTCCTAAAAATGAAGGTACTAAAACATATTCAGTTCGTAGATACAACCATTTACCAGTTGGTAATCATAAATTAACAGAAGGTGTACCTCCAACTGCATTAAAACCAGAAGGACACAAAGTTAGTGGTGTTATTAACCAATTTGGTGCTTTAATGGAAGAAACAGATGTTGCTGCTGATATTCACTTTGATAATATCAAAACTATTTATCAACCTGAATTAGCAAGACATGCTGCAGAAGTTATTGAGAGAAATGTTGTTTCAAGTTTCACAGATGCAAGTGAGTACTATGTAGGAACAAGTGCTACTAAAGCAGATGATATTACTGCTACTGACACTGTTACATTCAAAGATTTCAGAGTTGTTGCTTTAACAATGGGTAATGCTAATAGAAAAGGTCACTCAAGATATGGTGGTAAATTTGTTGGTGTTATGCACCCAAATGTTATGAATGACTTATTAGATGACCCAATATTAGTAAATAAATTACTAATTCCAGGCAATGAAAATGGACCTATTAAACAAGGTACATTAGCAAAATATATGGCTTATGGTATGTACTTCACTGATACATTAGTATGTCCAGTAACTGCTAATAAAACAAATATAAATGTATATACAAGTTATGTTCTAGGTTTCCAACCATATATGGTTTTAGGACTAGGTGGTTCAAATGTTAAATTCTATGATACAGGATTTACTGCTGACAAGTCAGACCCACTTGGACAAAAGGCTACATTTGGTTATAAACTTTGGACAGGTGCTAAAGTATTAGACCCAATGGCAATTACTGCTATTTATAGTGCTAGTGCTTATGATATTGCATTATATTCAGGTAAATATACAAGTGGTGGAACTCAAGTAACTGATGTTCAAGGTGCTGCTGCTTCTCAAGAATAACATTTCAAATAAAACACTCTTTAAAGAGTGTTTTTACTATGCTTTACAATTTATCTCATTTTTAGTATAATTAGTATAAAGAAAGGTGGTTACAATAATGACAGAACCAAAGAAAAATAAGGTTGACTTATCAGATATTGAAAATGCTATCGGTGGAAATACAAATGATATTGTAGAGGGCAAAAAACCTACTTTTGCAGAAAAATCTGCTGAAGCTGCAGCAACTGCTGCATTAAAGGCTGCTATTGATACAAATAATGAGATAGCTGTTAGAGAAAGTGAAAAAGCATATTTCATAGAAAAACAAAGAAATATGTTAAACAGATGTAAAAATGATGAAGTAGTCACTAGAACAATTTCAAAACTTTATGCTCCAATTATAGGAAATATATACACTTTTGCATTTAATGGTATTCCAGTAACGGTATATTGTGATGGAAAACCACACGAATATCCTAAATTTATTGCAGAAACAATAGATAGAAAAATAAATGAAATATCTGAAAGTAATACTTATAAAGAAGTAATTGATGAAAGATTAGACCAAGGCACTTTTTAGTGTCTTTTCTTTTTGTGTGTTAAATGATATAATTATAGTATAAAGGGAAGGTGAGTAATGTGACATTACAAGATATTATTACAAATAGCCAATTTTTTACTGATGAAACGGTAGCTCAAACTAATGCTTTGAGTGTGGCTAATAAAGCACTATCTATAATAAATACAGAATGTAAGACATTGTTTCCATTTATGGAAAATCTATCTGATATGTATAGTTATATGCCAAGTAATTGGTTATTTGCTTTGCTTAGTCCTTACCTATCTTATGCTATTAAAATGAACGATAGTTCACTTACAGAAGCAGACAGATATTTAGATGAATTTTATAGAGCATTAAATAACTTCAAAGATAATCTAGGAAGTTTACTTGCTTCTTATGATGAGACTGACCCTGAGAGTGGAATTTCTCCAGATATGGTTGCACAAGAAGGTCTTGGTGGTGTTTATGAAATAGACACTTCAAATGCTATTAATGTTGGTTGGTTTGCAAATGATGGAAATGGAGGTAGTTGGTAATGGGTACTTATCAAAAATTTAAGGGAGACCCAGAAACCAAGTTGTTCTATCTTCTTGATAACTTTATGGGTGGAATTAACACAGAGTTTAGTGATGATAGTAGTAATGATACTGATTTTGAAAGTATCATTAACTTTGATATGGATAAATTAGGTACTATGAATAAAAGAGGTGGGTTTGGTGAACTTACTGCCATCTCAGAAATATTCAATACACTTAATAGTGATGAACTACCAAATATAAAAAACAGAACTGATAGAACTCCTAACCCAGAGAATGAAAATGATAATGTTGTTTATATGAAATTATTAAGAAATGATAATAATTGTTTCAGAGCATTGTCTGGTTTTAGTGGTGAAAACGCTTATAAAAAATATCAAGATATGTATGGTTTTCAAAATAATGAATTCATACTTCTTATGATAACATCAGGTATGACTGATGGGGTTGTAACATCATCTAAAGCTTGGTTATATCATTGTAAATTACCTGAAAGAACTGAAACTACAGACACAATGGTATTTAATTGTTATAAAATTGACTTACCAATATTATTTAATTGGGATAGAAATTTAATGAATTTAGAAACAATAGAATTTTATAATAAAATATACTTTACAGGAAATAACAAATGTTTAGTAACTTTTGATAGGTCTGTAGATATTACATCAGATGAAATATTTGCAAGTGCATTTACTTATAGTGGTATATCAGACCCATTAATAACTAACTCTGCGTATATTCCATCAGGACTTGAAGTAAGACATATAGGTTTTAATGTTTTATGTGGTGATGTAATGCACTCAATAAATACACAAGGAATTACAACTGATAGTATTCAGGGTTTATTTGTATGTACAACAGATAATATACCACTTGAGAACATACCTTTAGGTCAAAAATTCTTATTGAACATAATGTATACAGGTTCAGATAGTGGTTTCAGTATTGAAATGAAAGAAGGAGATAATACTTTAACATTTGACAGTGAAGAGAACACAACTTTATCACAGGCTGGTTTTAAAGTCTATGAAATAAAATTTAAGGACGTACCTAGTGGAGAAGTTGAAATAACAATTACAAAAACTGGAGCAACTTTAGAACCTTATCGTGACTATTATAATGTTTCACAACCTGACAGTGAGGCAAAACCAGTTAAATCTTTAAACATTGGAGACTATGGAATTTGTGAAATGTATAATAGAGCTGTGTATTATAAATATGATACAATATGGTTCAGTGATGTTAATAACTTTAATTATATTCCTAATTATAACTATGTCACATTACCTATAGAACCTACAGATGAGATAACTAAAATATGTTATTTCAAAAAGTCTTATATTATTTTTACTAAACAAATGATATATAAAATGACTGGTTCTTATGGTTCAAGTGATTTTGCTGTTTCACCAGTAAATACAAGCTTAGGTTGCCACGCAGGTAATACAGTAGTACCTATAGCAGATACACTATATTTTGCTTCTCCTAGAGGTTTATATGCTTTAAGGTCAAGCCAATTTGTAGAAGGTTTTGAAAATGTTAAGGAACTAGATTTAAAAGTTAAGAAACTCACAAGTGATTTTACTAAGTTTAGTGATGAACTTGATGAACCTGCTATTAGATTTAATGGTATAAGCGAAAGAGCATACGCTCTTAGATATAAAGATAAATATTTATTATTCTATAATAACTATAATGATAAAGGTGATTATGCTGCTGTTAATGGTTTAGATACACTTGCTTATCAATTTGACATAGGAGCATACACAACTTATAGATTTAAAGAAAAACCAACATTCTTATTTATGGTTGATAATGCTATAGAAACACTTGCAACAGTTGCACAAAAAGAGATTTACACAGAAGAAGAAGTTTTACTTAATTATGACTTTGATAGTGGAAGTGTGTCTGACTTATCGGACAACAAATATGATGCAAAGATTAGAGGAAATTTAGGTATAAATCAAGGAATAGGTGTACAACTAGATGGAAATGATGATTATCTAAAAATAGATAGATTTACAGGTGATATAAGTAATGGTTTTACTTTATCTATAGAAACAAAAAGTAATGAGTTAAAAGCTTGTACACTTATAGATTTACAACAAAGTGAAGAAACTGCACTTGGTACAAGTGGAAGTCTTGAAACTGAGTATACAAATGGTTATAGGGGAACACTTGATTATATTATAACACCAGATAAAGCTACTAATACTTACGTTGTAAATTATAAATTAATTTATACTAGAATAGCATCAGCACAAGCAACTGGTGAATTAACTTACTCACTAGATGGCTTAATTCCAGAAAAGAGTGTTACCTTTAACTTATCAAACAACCTTTCAGATGTGGTTGACACTGGAACTCTCAGAATAAATAAAAATAGTGATGAAACATATTCACAAGTATGGAAACTTAATATTAGCTCAACTTATACTGTAGTAACAACTGATACTGAAATAGTAAAAGGTTCCCCAGTTAATTTAAGTGATAAATACTATGATACAGCTTACTCTTGGTTAAAATTAGGTTTTGCATCATTCAAAGCAACAGTTGATGATAATGGAACATATACTATAACTTACACACCTTGTGTGAAAAACACAGCAAAACTAAGTGTAGGAAGCAGAACTTTAGTGGTAAATATAGGTGGAAATAAATATACACATACAATTCCAGCAATAAGTAGAACTGGTGTTACAAAAGGAAATAGCCATTCATTTACTATGTCAACTAATTCTATGAAACTAACTGTTGTGGTTTATATGACTTATAATATTAAAGCAACATTAAGTGGTACTTATACTTCATCAGTTTCTCTAAAAAGTGGTCAAAGTATAGAGCTTCCAAGTAGAACAAAAAACACAATAACAACTACTGAGACAAGACCTTTTAATGTATCAGTATCCAAATTAGTTGAATTGTTACAAATAACAGAGAGTTATAGACAAATATCACTTGAACAAACAGAACTAGACCAATTAATATTCAAAATAACAAGTGAATATGGAGATTTTGAATTAAGTTCCCCAGAAAATGTAGGTTTGTTAGAAAGACATAAGTGGTCAGTGATTATTGGTTATGATAATGAGATATATACTTGTTCAATATATAAAGACAATGATGTCTTAGTTTCAAAAGAAATAAATAGTAATTTATTAATTACTACAATTAGAGATTTGTGTCTAGTGGGTACAAATAATGATTTAAAAAATTATTATAATGGTGAAATTTATAATATAAATATTACTAACCCTAGTGGAACTTTAATGAACTTTAGTTTCCTAGAAGGTAAAGGTACAAAAACTTATGACACATCAGAACAAAATAGAGTTGCTGAGTTTGAAGGAAATGTTAATTGGATAATTGAGAATGGACTTGCTTTTGATGGTGGGACTGGATATCTAGAACTTCCAACATTTGAAAATAATGTTTACTTCACAAATGGTTTTAAAATTGAATTTGAAGGAACTTTAGGTAATATAAATAATTTAGCAAAAATAATGGACTTAGCTACTGCTTATAATAATGATAATGTAAAAAATAAAAACTGTTCTATTAATATAAGTGTAGATGCTAAAACATTACAATTTAATACTACAAGCATAGATTATAAAACATATAAAGTTTCAGAGAATGTTATAGATTTAACACAAAAACATAAATTTATGTTGAATTGTGTAGATAATGGTAAAACAGGTTATGATATATCATTTGTTATAGATGGTATTATAATGGCTATAGATAGATTTAATTATGGTGGAATAAGTAATATAAGAAGAACAAGTAATTATATAGGAAGGTCCAATACAACTACTGACAATTTATTTAAAGGTATTTTAAATAACTTCAAAATAACTATATACGCTAGTTCAAATGCTATTCCAATATATAGAAGTGCTTTGTATGAGTTTGATACAACTTCTACAGACTTTGGTAGACCATTGTATTTAGAACTTAAAACAAAAGGAATAAATATGAAATATCCACAACATTTAAAGAAGTTGAAACATATCTTTGTTAAAGTTGTTGGAGGTTATAATTATGGTGAATTATTCTTCACATTATATGGAGATGGTTATATTGTAAATGACCCTAAGACTTATTCATATTATATAGATGACAATGGTACAGTTGTTCAAGAATATGAAGAAAACAAAGAATTAACAATAGATGAAAAAATTAGTTTACTTGGTAATATGAGACTAGACAAGACTAAACTTGGTGAGGGTTTATATCAAACTAGAAAACTGGTTATACCTAGAAAAGCAAAGAATTTTGCTATACTTATATCAGGTGATAGTAGTGATTATATAAGTCTTGAAAGTATTGGTTACGTATGTAAACTAGGAAAGGTAAAGGAAAATTAGGTGAAATAATATGAATTATGATGTTAGAATTGATGATAATTTCTTAAAAGCAGACCATTCTGATGGTGAAGTTCTTCAACATACTGACCTTAATGAACTTGAACGTGTTGTTAAAGCAGGTATAAATGCAAACTATCTTGATATCCAAAAACTTCAAGATGGTTCTTTATCAGTTTCAAATGCAACTAATCTAAAAGGTCAAGAAGGTTCTGCAACTTTATCACAGTCTGTAGTTGAAATACTACAATCAAGTGATAACAAAATACCTTCATCACTTCAAGTTAAGAACTTTGTAGAAAGTTCAATAAATACATTTAAAACAGGTCTTATATTTTATTGGAATAGTGAAGGGGGTCAAGAAGGTGCCAACATATTTAACCAAGTTTGTGCTAAATATGATGCAGGTGAAAGCTTTATCTTTTATGGTAAAGTTTTAGTAGAAGAAATGTCATATACTGATGATACTTCTAAAAATAAATATTTAGTTGTACCTATTATGGTTAATAAAAGTTCAAGTGCAGATGCTACAAACGTAGATAATTATAGTTTTTCTATACCACCTATATATTGTAATGAAGTGGACCATTATGTGTTGTCAACTATACAATTAACTGGTGTATGGGGTAACTATACAGATGTCTCTTGTGTCACAGACAATTATAATTTGCCACCTGCAACTATGTCTGATTTGTTATATCAGATGACTAGTGCTTATAACGAAACTCTAACAGGTGATTACTCTAGTGTTATAACAACAAATGTTATGTCTTTTACAACTGAAGATGCAGAAACTTTAAGACAGCTTACTTTAGATGCTACTATAGGTAATTTATGTAAAATTAAGGTTTCTATAAATGGAATAGTTAATTTAATTGGGGAAGTGGTAACACATATACATCATAAAAATATTTATTCTGTTACTATTGACTGTGTGGCTTTAGGTGCTAATAGTCCTATATCTAGGGCTACTATAAACATAGTATTTAAACCATCAGAAGATGACCCAGAAGTATGGTTAAACGATACGGAATTAACAAAAATATCTGTTAGTACCTTATAGGAGGTAAAATGGAAAAAGAATTGGAAAACTTAGAAAAGAGAGTTGAAAAATTGGAAAACATATTCGAAACCATAAATAAATTAACACTCCAAATAGAAAAGTTAGCTGTAGAAACTAAATATTCAAGAGAAGATTTGAACAAAGTTATTAGTAGAGTTGATATACTTGAACATAAACCAGAGAAAAGATATGATACTGCAATAAATACTATAATAACAGGTGTACTGAGTGCACTTATTGGTGCTTTGATGGCATTCATATTAAGAAAATAGGAGGGAAATTATGTTAGATACAGAATTAATTAAACAAATTTGTATTATTGCTATAGCAAGTGGTTGTGTTACAACCCTTGCTGTGCAAAAAGTAAAAAGTATTGTGAGTAAAAAGACTTATTTATTTTATATAAGTTTTGGAATATCTATGATACTTGGTACTTTATTTGCTAAATCATTTAGTGATGCTAATTGGGAATATAGTGCTTGGGCAGGTTTATTCACTTGGTTAGATGCTAATATGATATATGCTGCACTTGAAGGAAAAGTTCTTACAAAATATAGTGATATGAAAAAAGTTACACATATAGAGAGGACTGATAAGAAATGAAAAAGTTTCCATTAAAGTACATAGCACTAACTCAATTATTTACTTCAAAACATAGAGGAATAGATATGGCTTGGAATTCTAAACAAGGTGGTAAAAATGTACCAGTATATGCAGCTGATGATGGTGTAGTTTATTCCACTAAAGATAATGATAAAAGTGGTAAATCTTGGGGTAACTTTGTTAAAATTAAACATAATGATGGAACTTATACTTTGTATGCTCACTTAAAAGATGGAATTAAAGTAAAAAAAGGACAAAAGGTTAAACAAGGAGACCAAATAGGTAATATGGGTAATACTGGTGATAGTAAAGGTAATCACGTACATTATGAAGTATATGTTGGTGGACCTGATACTAAATATAGGAAAAACCCACTTGATTATACTTATGTATATGACGGACAAATAGTACACCCAGATGATGTTAAGAAGGTTAAATACAAACCTAAAGAAACAACACCTAGTATACCAAAGACTGATGAAAATGATAAAAAAATACAAGAGTTACAAACAAAAGTTAATGAACTAACAAAAGAGGTAGAAGAAAATAATATTGAAATAAATAAATTAAAAACAGAATTAGAGGAAGCAAATAGTTATAAATTAAAATATATTGCTGAGGTTACAGGAATTCACGATATAGAACTAGATAAAAATGACATTTTGCTAATAAAATGATATAATTAAGAAGAAAGGTAAGGTGATATTATGGCTAGTGCTAAAAAACAGGCTCAAAGTTATTTAGGTAGTGAAAGTGATTACATAAACTTAAAAGGTCTAAATGAAGAAAGACAATTAGCAAATGACGTTTATAGTACGAATACAAAGTCTTTTCAAAATGCTTATGATGATTTGTTGAACACTATTGCTAGTAATAGAACTAAAGCAAAGACTGATTTTGGCTCAGGTAGGTCAACTGTCAGTGAAAATGCTTATTTACAAAATAGAAATAACATAGCTGACAGTTCAGCTAGAGGTTTAGGTAATGGTCTTTCACAACTAAATAAACTTGGTAATAGAATGGAAACTGGTAGACAGTTTTCTGACCTTGCTAATACTTATTACAATACTCTAAATGAATTAAATGCTAATGAAAAAACATATACTAATGAATATAATACTAATATGGAAGGTGCTAGAAACACTTTAAATGCTGCTCTTGCAGATGTATCCTCAAGAGAAAAGGCTGGTAGAAATGCTTATAAAGGTGCTGTTGCTCAACTTGCAGAACAAATTCAAGCAAGAAGAGACGCTGCTGCTGCTGCTTCTGCACAACTTAGACTTCAAAGAGAACAATTAAAAGACCAAAGACTTCAAGCTTTAGTTTCAAATATACGTGAAAGTTTAGGAAAAGACCCTACTACTAAACAAGTAGAAAAAACTGCAAATACATTTAGTAAACTTATTGGAAATTATTTAGGTAAAGATATTAGTCAAGCTGATGCTATTAGTTGGATAGCTGAAAGAGGTTTATATGACCCTAGCATATTCTCAACAGGTTCAACTCGTTCATTTGGAAAACCAAATACTACTAATATACCTACTACTAAAAGAGTTGACAATACAACTTTTGGTAACAGGATACGTAAAACTAGTACTAATACTAATAAAAGAACTGATAATACAACTTTTGGTAACAGGATACGTAAAAGTAAATAGGAGGTAAATAATGGCAAATTATAAGAATTATGCAGAAAATTTAATTGGTAATTGGGAAAAAGATATTTATGAACCTCAGAAACAAGTTACTAAAGATATTTATCAGACTAATTGGAATAAACTTACAAATGATTATAATACTGTAAAAGAAAAGTTGGCTAGAAATTTTAAACTTGCAAGAGAAGAATATGCTAATACTTTAAATGATGTTCAAAATTCTAGTTTTAACCGTATGAACAATGCTAATATTGACTTAGCCAATAGAGGTCTTTCAAACAGTGGTATGATTGACCTAATTACACAGGCTGATACACAGTCAAAAGGTGAAGACGTTGACAAAGCACTTGCTAGTTTGCTTGACACAAACAATGCAAGTCTTTCAGGTCTTGCCGAAGGTGTTATAGGTTTAGGTTCAGGTCAAAACTCTTTGGCTGGTGACTTAAGTGGTGATATAGGAAAACTTACAGATGCTGATGCTGCTAATATGCAACAATATGGTGGTTTATTAGGAAGTGTTGGTGAAAGTGCTGCTGGTAGAGCAGCTAGTAGGTCTGGAAGTGGAAAATCTAAAGCTGAAAAAGAAGATGAAGAATTCTACAGAATTTTAGGTATAATAACTACATTGAATGATGATGAATTGTCAGATGAAGATAAAAGAATTTCACTTGTAAATAACTTTGATATTGATATAGACACTACAAATAAGGCTATAAAAGGTTATAATGACAATAAGGTTCTTGATAGTACAAATGATAGAATATCTAAATTAACCAATTCAGTAAATAAATTAACTAATGCAGGTAATGATTATTCCAGATTTTTCAGTGGAGATAATGGAAGTCATAGTTTCCTTGCAGAATTATTTAATGTTCCAAGAGCCCTTTCTATGTGGCAAAATAAAAGCCTTCAAAAACAAAAGAACAAAGCTAATAGTTTGACTTATTCAGACTTAAATGAGATATTATTTGGTAAAAAATAAGGAAAGGTGAGATAAAGTTATGGCAAACTCTAAAGGTAAGTACAGAACTGCTTATGAGCGTATGTATGGTAGTGTTGATAAAAATGAAAAAACACAATTAGAAAAAAATCAAAATCTTATAAATGACTATAATGCTAGACTTGCTGCTGCAGGTGTTGACACTTCCAAAGCAAAAGATGATAGAAATTGGTTAGAAAAGTCATTAAATTTAACACCTAATCAAAATGCACTTTTCGATGTATTTGAAATAATAAATAGACCACAACAGGCTTTATTTGGTGCAATAGATGCCATACAAAATGGTGAAGATGTCCTAGAAGGTGCTGCACAAGGTATAACAGGTAACAAAAATACTAGTTTCAAAGATATTCTAATGAATACAGGTGCATTTGATGATACAACTTTAAAAGAAACTTCAAAAGAAAGTGATAGTAAATTAGGTGCTTTATTAAAATCTATAGATTTAGTTGATGTTTTAGGTATGGCTGGTGATGTACTTTTAGACCCTATGGATATACCATTTATTCCTGTATCAGCAGCAAGTAAAGGTGCTAAAGCCGTAGATGCTGTTACAGATGCTGCAAAGGCTGTAGATACAGCTGCTGATGCAACTAAAGCTATTGACACTGCTAGTAATGCAATTAATTTTATTTCACCATCTCAAGCTGTTGGGAAACTAGCAAAGGGTGCTGTAAAAGGTAGTGCTAAACTAGCAGACACAGGTTTAGAAAAAGCTTTAACTAAATTAGATGAAGCAAAAGGTATAACATATACTGACCCAACTTCTAAATGGGCAACTGAACTTGGAAAAATTGGTGAAGGTTCAGGTTTATTAGAAACTTATAAAGGTCTAAAGAATAATATAACAACTATGTTCAACACTAAATTGTCTAAAAAGGCAAGACAAACTCAAAAATTTAACGATGCTAAAGAAGCTTTTACTAGGTCTTACCTTGAAAAGAATTATGAGAATATACAAGATACTTTCAAACAGGCTGGTGAAAAACTAGGTAAAACTGTTGAAGAAGTTGATAGAGATGTTAATAGAATTATAGATACTGTCAAAGATATAACTATGGAAGATGTTATAAAAAGTGCTAGAGATGGTACTATAAAATACACTGATGAAATATATGATAAACTTTTAGACATAGCAAAAGACAGTCCTGATGATTATGACTTATTAGTTGATGGTATAAAAAAAGGTAAAAATGGTGTATTACAACTTAGTGAGGACTGGGATAAAGCACTAAACAAATTAGCTCCAGAAAAACTAAATAGTAAAGTACAAAGAGCATCATTTCTAACAAAGAAAGAACAAAGAGAGATAGAGAAACTTACTAAATTCTATGAAGAAAATGCACCAGAAGCCATTAATGTTGTTAGAGATTTCTATGATAACAGTAATAGTTATATAGAAGATATGTTTGCTAGTATGAAGGGTTTAGGAAGTAAATTCGTAGAAAATAATGTAGAAGGATATTCAAAACATAAACTTGCAGATAATTATGAACAAAATCTAAAAGAGTTAATTAAATATGGTGTCAACCCAAGAGACATAAGAGAACAAATACATTTAGGAACTCAAGGTATTGGTACTGGTACTAAAACATTGAACTCAAGAAAATATAATATGTCAGCTAAAGAAGCTAATATATTAAAGAAAAGAGAATTAATGAATTTACCAGGAATAACTAAAGAAGGTAAAAACTTTATAGAAAATAATGTAGATTTATTTGATACAACTGCTTCTTCTGGTATTCAAGAATACATAAATCAAATGCCAAAACTTGCAAAAAATTCACAATTAATGGATACTGTACTACTTAAACAAGGTTTAGGTGATTTAGATAGAATAAGCGAATTAAAGACAAAAATAAGAAGTGGTAAAGATGTAGAAAAGAATACTCAAGAACTAAATAAATTATTAGATAATTCACCATTTAGAATAGTTGAGAATGGTAAAGCTGCTTATGGTTTTAAAAGACTTGAAGGTCCTCAAAAAGAATATGTTGTTAATTTTTTAAAATCAACAGGTAGAAAGACTGGAAATAAAGACTTAACAAAATTAGCTGCTAAACTAAATGGTTTGAATGATGTTGCAATAGATCCTACAGTACTTAATATACTTAAAGTTAGCTCAGATAGAACTAGTAATAGTGAATTTTCTAAACTATATACAAAACTAATGAACTTCTTTAAAGGTAATGCTACAGCATCAGTAACAAATCAAATAAATAACCTTACTGGTAACATGTCTAATATGTATTTATCAGGAATGAGTGTAAAAGATATAGCAAATTACAGTACTCAAGCTGCTAAAGACTTATCTAATTGGGAGAATATTATTAAAAAAGGTGTAACAGATATTACACAATTAACAGAAGATGAATTAAAAACTTACAATAGAATAAAAGGTTTCCAAGAAAATGTTAACCTTTTAGATAAAAACTCTATACTTAAAAAATATGACATTGATGGTGTTATGGAAAGTATGAAAAATAAGAAAGGTCCTATTGCTGCTTATGTCAAATTCTTTGGTGACTTAAATGCAAACGAAGATAGACTTTTCAAATATGCCACATATTTAAAAGCTATGGACGACCCAAAATTTATGTCAAATCTTGGTATAGAAGCTGTTGATGAATTTGGTAATGCTTTAAGTAAACAACAACAAGCAGGTAGAGCTGTAGGTAAAATTTTATTTGACCCTACAGATTTAACAGCATTTGAACAAAATACAATGAAAAATGTTATACCGTTCTATAACTATGCTAAAAAGAATTTAGCTTTCCAAATCTCTAATATGGGTGATAACCTACAAAACTATAACAAACTTATGAAAACCTATAATAGTTTGAAAAATAGTTATGGTGATGATTATGACAATATGGCTGACTACTTTAAAGATAATATGTATATACCTATCCCAGGAATTGATAAAGATGGTAATTATACTTTCATAAGAACACAATTACCAGTTGCAGATTTAATAGACTTTACAAATGACCCACTTGATGCTTTAGTAAACAAGTCTAACCCATTTGTAAAAGGACTATATGAGACTGTAAGTAATAGAAATACATTTACTGGTGCAGACATAGAGAGTTTCCCAGGAGAAAAAGCATCAGACCTAACTCTTTTAGAAGATATAGGTAATAAACTAGGAATAGGAAATAGTTTACTTCCAACTAAGAAACAAGAACAACTATTTGGAAATTTAACTGGACTTAATGCTCTTACTAGACAAATTGAAAGAGCCTATTCAGGTTTTAAAGATAGTGACCCTTTATCAGCTGTTACAAATCAAGTTTTACAAAGAAAAAATGTAAGTACTGATAGATTAAATAAATCTTATGAAGATATACAAAATTTACAAGATTTAATGAAACAGTATAAACAAAAAGGGTACCAATTTAGTACAATAACTGAACTTAAAAAAGCTAATAAAAATAAGACTATAGCTGATATAGATGCAATATTTGCAAAATATGGTGTTGGTGATACTAAAACTTATAACACTGGAAATAAGTATTATGATTATTATATGAATAATTTAAGACAAAAATAAAAGAGAGCTTATATACTCTCTTTTATTTTAGATACTTGGCTAAAACTAAAACCAGTACTCGAGAAAAAACAACACCGATGCTTTTTTATAAGCACCATATTGAATAAATAAAATTTCGCTTCCATTCCTATTGCCCTGTATCACTACTCAGGTACCATAGATATAGCAACAATAGGTTCGACCAGTTAGACACGTCCTCTCTAACATTCTCTCTTTATTTACTCAATATGCTACCTATAAAAGATAGCATTTGTTTTGGAATTGACTATAGAGGAGGTATGCCCCTATACAGTTAATATTAATTAACTGTGTAAGAAATATTTACTATTTTATAGATATCCAGCATAAGACCTCATAAATACTTCTTACACAACCAATTAAGGTTGTGTTATACCTTCAGTCCGTCCATAACAGAAAGGAATAAGTCATTTTTCCCTCTGTTACTTATATTATACCACAGGTTTTTCTCTCACTTCACTCTTAAAGCATATATTTTAATTCTTTTATAGCTTTTTCTAAAGTTTTTTCGTCAAATTCGTTTATAAAACACTTATCAATGGGTAATTTTAGTCTTATAGCAAGAGCAATAAATAAATCTTTTTTATTTATTTCATTCTTTTTTAGAATACTATCTATTAATTGATAGCACTGTGATTTTAAATATTTTTTATTTTTCATTGTATTCTCCATTATCAATAGCTTTAATTATTTTATCCACATCTTCTACACTACGTACCAAGACACCAATTCCCCCATTTTCATTTATGTTTTTTATTTTTCTTAATTGTAGACCAGTTGCACGACCCCCTTTTTCACGTTTCAATTCTAAGCCTATAAAGAATCCTTTGTAGAGACAAAGTATATCAGGTATACCATTTAGATTAGACTGGGCTTGAAAACGCCAATGATATATTCTTTTCTTTGTTAAATAAGACTTTATATGGTCTTGTACTTTATCTTCTAACATTTAGTATCCACCTTTCTTTAAAACTCTTTTCACTTCTTCATAATATTCTTCAGTAGGTGGCATCAATGTTCTATTAAGTTCAAAGAACAACCAATTTAGTTCATTGTATATTTTATGATTAGTATAATCTATTTTATTTAAAAAATCGTGACTAGTTCTTCCTAGTAATGCACCATTTTCCCAAATTGCTTTTCCACCATTTCTTTTCTCTATAATATGATGGTAGGTTATTAGGTTTCCTCTTTTTGGTATCCACAGTTCATTAAGCCAACACTTTAAACCATATACCTCTATCATTTCTTGTTTTAGTTTAGAAATTTTATCACCCATAATTACCTCCAGTAGGGTTATTATCCTACAATATAATTATATAATAAGTTCTAAACTAAAACAATTTTATTTATATCTTATAGCAAAACCTCTTTCAATTCCTTCTACCCAGTATAACAATTCATTATCTTGTACTAGGTATTTTGTGATTTTATTTTTCTTTAATATATCGTCTAATATAAATGCAACTTTAAGTAAATCATTTCTGTTTATTCTCATAATATCCCTCTTTAATTCTTTTTACTTCTCTTTGTCTTTTATAATTTAACCAGGCTTCTGAATTATTTCTAGCAATTACATAATTTTCTTTAATTTGATTTAGCATAAACTCAATATCAGCAACTTCTTCACATATGTGGTTCCAATTCTTTAAATTTTTATTGTTTTCATAATCGTGAATAGCCTCAGTAAGTTCATACATTTCCCCTGTAATATGTTTACATTGTTCTCTATAACCGTGATATTCAAATACATCTTTATCAGTCACAATTATCGTTTCTCCTTCCATATTATTTTATATAATATTAAATAAATTAATTCAAGTGGTAATGCTATCAAATCAACTGCTAACATAAATGGTGTGAATGCAATCGTTGACACCAAGTCACTCATAATATCTTGTTTTTCAGATATAATATCGGGGTCATCAGCAAGGTAAGGTTTTATTTTAATAAGTTGTTTGAGGTCTTTAATACGTTCTATAGTATTTTTATAGAATTTTCTAGTAAACATTAAATTCATATCCTTTCTTATCTTTCCAACTTGTTTCAGACATTTCTACTTCTGCTATCATAGGTATATTCTTTATAGTATCTAATGTATCTTCCATTATATGTTTTAAGTCTTTTACATATTTCTCTTCACCATAAGGTACTAAGAATATTAATTCGTCGTGTATAGGTAATACCATTTTAATACCTAAATTATTTTTCTTAATAAACTTCCATATTTTTATCTCAAATGTTTTTACCATATCTGCACAAGTACCTTGAATTAAATAGTTGCAACCTTTATAAAATTGCCTACTATCTTCCATATAGTATCTTCTACCATATAAGTTCTCTATAAAACCATAAGTACCTAACTGAGTATTAACCCATTCTTGATAGTCCTTAATTCTAGGAAATGCTTTATAAAATGCTTTATCTAGTGCCTCAGCAACTTCTAAACTAACATCAAGACTTTCTTTAAGAGCCATAACTCCACCTTGATAAACCTTAAGGAAATTACATCTTTTTCCTAGTTTTCTAAGTTTCTTAAACTCTGGAGTGCTAGGGTCTACATCAGGAAATGCGTGTCTAGTTGTTTCACTATGTAAATCAGTTGGTTCCCATTCTTTACCTGTACCACACTCATACCATTTCTTTTCATTAAAATGTTTTAAATGTTCAGGGTTATTATAATCAAATAAAGTTGAGTTATCATTATAACATTTATAAGGCATATAAGCTCTACATAAACCCATATCAGGTTCAGAACTATGGAATATCGTGAATTGAGCTTGAACTCTAAGTTCCATTTGACTTTCGTCAATAAAGAATAGTCTATAGCCATCATCACATATAAATGCTTTTCTAGGGTGGAATAATTCATTTCCATCTCTATCATTTAAACCTTCTTTTGGTTGTTGCTGCATATCACAACTAACTCTACCACTAACAGCACCATTGTTATTAATATCTGTATAAATTCTTCCATTAACAACAGCATTAAGTTTACCATCAATATATGTAGATAACCACTTATCTAAGGTTCTAAGTTCCATTATATTTTTACAAATAGTTTTTAATGTTTCATTATCAGTATTTTCTACTATATATTTTAGAGCTTTTTCGTCTGCCTTTTCAGTCTTAACACCAAACATATTAAGAAGTATCTTTTTAATTTCATTATGTTGTCCTACAGTGAATTGTTTTCCTGTATAAATATAAAGTTCTAAATATAATAATTCCCTATAAGCAACTATCTTTTTTCTACTTTCTAGTATGTAGTCAACATCTACTTTGAAACCTGTGTTCTCCATAAATGATACAGCTCTAATAAGTTCTCCCTCTCTTTTTAAAACTGTAAAATGTTTATCAGTCTCTTTAAGTACTGGTAGAGCCTTTTTTAAGTACTCTAGCATTATAACTATATCGTCAGCAGCATAATTCCTCATTAAGTTAGGTTCTTTGTCGTACACGTCTTTATAATTGGCTCTAGTAAAGTGTTTATCTATATATTGAAAATAGATATTATCGTCATTTACCCACTTAGTTCTACTTTTTTCATAGTCGTCAATAAGTGCTGTAAGTTTACCTGTACCTTTAACTTTTCCATCTTTAGTTATAGTCTTAAAACCATCATTAGGAAATTCTTCCATAAGTCCTTTTCTAAGATTTTCACGTCTTTCTCTATCTATCTTATGTATTATATCTTTAATAATGTGTCCAGCAAACTTTGCATTATCGTCAACATACTTAGTTCCTAGAGCTTCTAAACTCATACTTTCTCTTTCGTCAGCATTTTCAGTTAGTCTAGCAACTGTTATGCTATCATATAATTTCACACTATCAGGGATAGGACTTCCACCATTTTGTACCATATGGTAATCATATTTTGCATTATGAGCAAATAAAGGTATTTCTAATCTATCTATAGTGTTAATTAAGGTAAGAAACCAACTAGGGTTGTAATCAAATGTAAATACCTTATCTTTATAACCAAAAGATACAAGAAATGGTTTGTCAGTAACAATATTAAGACCTGTAGTTTCAGTATCAAAACCAACATAATTAGGGTTATCAACACTTAACTCGTCTCTTATCATTAAATCAAAGTCTCTTTCATTTTCTATATGTTTATATTTATATTTTAATTTTTGATGTAAGTACATTATTTATCCTCCTTTTTACCTAAAGCGTTCCATCTACTTAATGTTTGTTTTAAATCGTCTACAACTTCTAAAAAGCCTTTTACTTCATTTCTATAAGCATAACTTCCAGTAACTTTTACTTCGTCGTCTAAGTTTCTCAACCATTCGTCAGTTAAAAATGTATTCACATCATAACTAATTGATTTTGAGGACCTGTAAAAGTTTGAAGGTGTAACCATTAGGTAATCTTTTGCTATTTTATAAGGAGTTTCACCATAACATAGACCCATAAATATTATTTCTTGTGTCCATTTAATTTTACTTGTTTTTTGTTTTCTTTTTATATCAAATCTTTTATTAAGTATTACATTAAGTATATCTTCATTTCTATTGTAAGCCATACAAAGAGCAGAGATTATTTTCTTTGCTCCTGCATAACCATATTCGTGTTCCAGCATATCAAAGAATAGAATAAATCTAATCTCTAATACTCTTGGGTGTTTTCTATAAGTCTTTAATAATTCGTCAGTTATCTCAACTTTAGCCATATTTCCTCCTATAAGTTGCTTATAAATTCTACACCATTAGAATTAGCAACTTTACTACCTATATCAGTCTTAAATTCTTTATCTATTAAATTGTACACTTTTCTAAATTTATTTGTAGGATACACATTATCTCCATTAAGTCTTATAAACTTATAAGCAACCATTTTATTAAATAATGGTGAGAATTTAGAACCATCTAAACCACTAATACTAAGTAGATTACTTCTAGTAGTTCTATTTTGTGTTCCTATAAAGTCTATAAATGTAGAATTGTGTGCATATAAATCTTGTAAATCTTTTATATCCTTTTCATTATATTCACTATATGCCCTATAATCTATTGCATAATCTCTTAATTTAAACACAGGACTTGTATAAATCTTAACTAAATAATCACTCATAAAGTCAACTATGTCTTTTGTAACTATTATATTCTCAAAACTATCGTCAACATTCATAAGTAAACTAGCTAGTGCTACACAAAACCTTGCTAATTTTTTGCTTGTTGTAGTTCCAAATAGAGGGAAATTACATTCAAATAGTTTATTTAATTCCTCAGCTTTTTCCCATATATAGCTTTCTACACCATCAGCAAATTTAACATTATCTATACCCCTTGTTACAACCCATTTAGATTTTTCTTCATAACATTCTTTAGGTATTTTTTCTCCTGTTAATGTATATGCAAATGGGTTAAATCTATTCTCTACTTTTGGTATAAGTAAGAAACCATCATATCTAGCTACGTCCTCAGCACTCTTTATAAGTTCCATAAGTGGCATTACACCATTAGGGAATGTATTAAGAAATCTAGGGTTTCCATTTTCATCATTTATAGGGTTTGATATTGTAATCATTCTAAGTTTACAAGGAACTACAAGTTCTCCACTAACCCTTGATATTCTGAGTTCATTACTAGACCTTATATCAGTCATAGTTTTAATAAAGTCAGGTCTTGCACCACTAAACTCTTCTAATATTGCAAGTCTTTTATGTTGTCTAGGTATAGCACCTATTGTATTACAAAATGAGCCATCTACTTTATTAGAACCACCTATAAGACCAACAGTTGTACTAGTTTTTAACGATAAGAAATGTCCAAAGTTATAAAGTTCAGTCATTTTACTTGTAGTTTCAGATTTACCTACTTGTGTGTCTCCTAGGAAAAATACATCTAAAGCACCTTTCATAGGTTCTCCATAGTTAAAATCTAAAATACTATTAAATACTAAATCAGTCATTAGCCATATATCATAATTCAAATGTTTAGCTATATGATGTTTAGCACTTTCATATAATCTATCTAATCTTTCTTTAACATTACCATCACTCTTAAATATTTTTAACTTATCTTTATTAACTACATAATTATTACTATCATTAATTAACCTTACTTTAAATGCTACAGCAATTAGTTTTTGATTTTTTGTTGGGTGTGGGTATATTCTATAATCTATCACGTATTGACTTCCAACATTTAATTTTTCAAAACTATAAATATCTAAACTGATACCAGCACCATCATTATCCTTATCAGTAATAACTGATTTAAACACAGTTTTAGGTTCTTTTAATGTTATTTCTATTCCTGGTTCTTTAGATGGTATATTTAAGTATCCTCTAAACTTAGCATTTAATTCTACATTTTTTGCATTAACTTCTATTAACTCTAACATATCTTGCATATTAAGTTTTTCTAAAAACCAAGTTCTAACTTCTCCCTCAAACATAGTATCATTCTTAGTTCCACTATCTTTAACTTTTTCAATTTCTACTATTGTTGGTACTGAATAAGGGTCAGCAAATTCACTTGTAATTGTAACAACACTTCTTAAATCTTTTCTTAACTTACTTGTTTTTAATGCTTCTTTAACTGTTATTATCTTTGTATTTTCATTTTCTTCTAAATTAAAATGATGTTGTTCAAGAGTATAAAATTCGAATATATTACCATTATATTTATGTATATAATCATAAAAATCTTCTTTATTCTCTTTTACAACATCTCCTATCTCTATATATTTTATAGATTTAACTATATCTTTTATTTCTTTATAGATGCTTTCCATACCTTTACTTCCAGCATCATCATTATCATAGCATAATACTATATCTTTATCTTTAAAGGCATTTATGACATATTCATTAGGAACAGCACCTGCACCACCTGTTAAAGTGTAAGCATTAACTCCTAATTCTCTAGCCATAAGCATATCTTTTTCACCTTCAAACAAGTAACAAGTTTCATTACTAGCTAAGAATTTATCATAAGGTATTAACCAGCCAACTCTAGCATTTTCTCTTGACTTCATTTTAGGTTGGTTCTCATACTTCATAATGTTGTATCTTCTAACATCTACAAGTATGTTATTGTAATAAACTGGTATTCCTAGATATTTCTTACCAGTCTCGTCCTTTACAAGACCAAGTTTCATTTCTTCTATTAAGTCTTTACTAAAACCTAAAGCTATAGTTTTTGTTAGTAACAGAGGGTCAGACCATAATAGACCTTTTTCAATTTCCCACTTATCTTGTACTTGATATTTACTTAGTAATTTAATAGCATCAGCATTTGATATACCATTAATTCTAGCAATAAATTGTTCCTCATTATAACCTACATCACATACCCAACAATGAAATAGGTCTTTATATGTATTTATTGAGGCAGATGGGTGTGTATCAGAGGGAATGGAATGGGCAAAGTACTTTTATTTCTTCGTCATTCCAGTTTTCCACTTCGCTAAAATATTTTTTAAAATATTCCATTCCTAAATCACCTCCTTATAACCCCATTTATAGCCAAAAGACTGACTATAATTTCTTGATATTGATTTTTGTATTGTATTCTTTTTAATTCCAAGTTCTTTTTCAATATCATTAGGGTTTTCCCAAATTTTTAGTAAGTTTCCTTGTAAATCATATTGGTATATTGGTTTGGTCTTGTCATTATATTTACCAAATCTTTTATAACTTAGTCCATTTCTCCAAGAGTGTCTTATGTTTTCACTAGATGTAACCCATTCAAGATTTTCAGCTCTATTATCAGTTTTTATTCCATTTATATGATTTACTTGTGGTTTGTTATTAGGATTATCTATAAAGGCTTGTGCTACAAGTCTATGTACTCTATATTGTTTACTACAAAGTCCTACAACTAAATAACCATTGTGTTCAGTTTGTTTAGCATATTCTCTTACACTTTTATTCCAATATTTAATTCTAACAATTTTACCATTTTCACAAACTAGGAAACTATCTCCAAACTCTCTTACATAGCAGTTTTCTACCTCGTCAAAGTATTTCTTAAAGAATTCCACTAGATACCTAGATTAATATCATTCAAATTTTGACTGACATCATTTTTAGGGGTATCTAAAGGTTTCAAAGATTTAATTCTATTTACTTGTTTCTTAACTGTTTCATCTATACCAGTTTCTTTATTTTGAACTGTCTTGTTGTAACTATCTATATATACATGACCTTCACATTCTAAACCCTTACAATATGTTTGAATTTGTCCAGCACTTAACTCAGGAACTTTCAAAGCATAAAGGAAATTAGGAATATTCCAGTCCATATTTGGGTGTGTTGTAAGATTATGGAATATGTTTCTTCCATTATATTCTCCACCAACAACTTCAAATTTAACTGTACAATTATAAAATTCACAATTATTAACTGTTTCAGTTATGTTTTCACCTTTTTCGTCTTTTAAAACATTACCATTTTCATCTTTTTTATTTACTTTAATTGTCTTAGTTGTAGCTTTCCAAGGGTCAATATCTTTAACCTTTAACTTATAATCTCCCTCAGGAATTGGGTCAAAGTTTGCTTGACCTCCTTCCTTTGCTACATATTTTCTATCTAAACCTGTGTTTACCATAAATTATTCCTCCTCATTATCTTTACAATTTCTAAAATATTCTAATATATTTTTTATAAAAGTCATACCAAATATTTGTCCATATTGTCTATAGTTTGAACGCATTTCATTTACATCTTCATTATCAAATAACTTCTTAGCTTCTTCTAAATTTGGCATACCTTCGTCAAGTGTATTATTCAATACTTCTAATAACAAATCTGTAAAATCAGCACTATTATAACTAAATTCTTTTACCTTTTTCATATAAACCTCCTATAAATCATTATTAACCATACAAGCTGTCAATTCTTGTATAATTTCTCTATTATATATAAATGTTTCTATTGTCTTAATAATATCTTTAACACAATGAATTTTATATATAGTAATTACACCAAATACATCTACTTCATATAAGTAATATATTTTGTAATTAGAACCTATCTTTTGTGAGTATAAGAACTCTAGGTTATTATCTAACATTTTCTTAATTACTAGATTTTCTCCAGTTTTCCATTTGAAATTCATAAAATTCAAAGGAGAATGTTCTTTAACAGCCATTATATTTTGTTCTAGTCTCTTTCTATTAGTGTTTTCAATACTTTTTAGTTCTTTTTCGTCTAAATTTGTTAAATTTTCACGTACATCTTCTAACCAAGTATTGAATTGTTCTTCCATTTCTTCAACTTTATCATTTAAAGCAGCAATATAATATTCTTCTAAAGACTTTCTCATTTTTAAGTTATCTATCTTCTTGTAAGTAGTCATATCAGGAAATTCTTTATCCTCAGTATCGACATCAGCATTTAATAATTCTTGAAATAATATTAATATTGGTGCTGTAAGTTCTAAAAGTTTTAAACCTTGAACTAAATCTTTGTTTCTTTTGAAACATAAAATCTTTTGTTTTATTGGTAATATACTTTCGGTAACTATGTGTAATTCTCCAGAAACTGGTAATAAATAATATCTATTATTACCAGTCTCAAAGAATTTTATATATCTTTTATCTAATTTCATATAAATCTCCTATAATTCTATTCCTTCCATTTCAGCCCTTATTTCTAATAAGTGAAGATATTCACCCATAACTTGTTGTTGTTTCCTTAATAACTCTTTTGAGCAATTATAAGTAGGACTTTCTACAAATGCTAGTCCTTCATTATGTGAATAGTAATAAGCCTCGATTTGATTATTTAATTTCTTTAACTTTTCATATCTTTCCTTAGTTTCAGAATATTCAGCTTTAAGTCTTTCTTTATAGTCATCTTTAATTGAATTATCTCTTAGTTCCATAATAAATTACCTCCTAACCTAATAAATTATTGATAGCTCTTGTGAATACACTTACATCTTTGAAGTGACTAAGTTTTTCACATAAGTCCTCATCAGTATCATCTAAACTTAACACAAAGCCGTGTTGTCTTAATATTGCTACATTAAGACTTTGTAATACACTTGTCATTTTATCTTTATCAGCATTTTTAATTAAATTACATAATTCTATAACATTATCAGCATAACTCTTAGACGCATTTTCTTCTACTTTTGCTTCTTGTGTTACAACTTCTTGCACAGGTGCGTCTTGTTTTAAATCTTCCTCAGTGTATGTTACTTGTGATGGAACTTGTTGAGGTTCTAAAGTTCTTTCACCATTTAAGTAAGCACTTGTTTGTCCTCCATCTAGAGTATCACTTACTTTTTGTTCTTCTGTCATTTCAACTTTCTTAGTTGTTTTTGTAGTCTTAGTTGTCTTTTTAATTTCAGGTTTCTTATCTTCTGCTGGTACATCATATTGTAAATCTTTATTTTCATAAAGTCTAAGTCCTATACCAGTAGCACGACTAGCAACTTTTGCTAATGCTCTTTTTAATGCTTTATTAACAGCATTTTGATTAAATACTTTTAAAGCACTATAATCAGTGTCTTGAATAGGGTATTCTTCTACAAATTCTTTACCCATAAATGTTAATTTAACTTTAACAAAGTGTGACATCATAGTTGCTATAGTTTCACTAACAACTTCTCCTTTTTGTACAACTTTATTTTCATTAAGTAATGTGTCACTAAATACCATATTTCCATTTTCAGTTTCTAGTGTTTCAAACTTAGCCTCAGGGTCTTGCATATAAGTAAGTCTTTCCATTGTAGCCCAAGGAATATAACTATTTCCTTTATAATTTTCATTTATAAATTCAGCAACTTCTTGTGCTTCTTCACTTCTACCATTATAATTTTCTACAAATTGTTCTTTCCAAGTTTTCTTTCTATTTAAGTTTTCTTCTTTTTTATCTGGCATATTATTTTTCCTCCTCTATTGTCTCAAATATCGTATCTACTACCTTTTTTACTTTATCTGTGCTAAAAGTTTTACTAAGGTATTCAATGAAACCACCTAGTAAACTTATAACGTCTAAACCATTTCCATAAACTATTATTCTTTCGTTGTCCATATAACATAAACAGCTATCTTCTATATCAAGTCTTTCTCTAATTGCGTCTTTTTGTCTTTCTAAATTTGTCATTCTCTTTTTCATTTATTCCTCCTATAAATCTTTTAATTCGTCTTCTTCAATTTCTTTTATTAATTCTAAAAATTCTTTTTCACTTAGTTCCTTATCAAGTTTATCTTTTTTGAAACCTAATCTAATAGCAACTTTAATAAGTTTATCGTCAACTAAGTTTCTTAAACTACTAATAATCATACTTAATAAAGTAAGCATTTCACTAGATTTACCAGCAAGGACAACACTATTGTTGTCAGCATAAATAAAGCCTTCATTGTCTTCATTATCTAAAGCCTTTCTAACGTGATTTTTTGGAACTTCAATTTCATTATACATTGTTTTCTTCATAATTTTCCTCCTTATAAACTAATTATAACACAACATTTTGTATCACTTCACTTTTTGTGATTATTTTCTACTAGTAACTCTTATTTGAGAATAAGTAGTACTAGGTTTTCTATAACTTTCTAAATCTATTTCAGGGTGTTCAATAGATAGTTTATCTTTATCTATATCACCTTTTCTTGACCCTGTAGAGATTACATATTTGTAATCTTCGTCTTGGTATCTACATTCAGCATAATGTGATTTAGCATATTCTTCTAATTCATCACATTCACTTTTTCTTACTTTTATTTCGTCTTTAAGTTCTCCTATTCTATGTAGAAGTTCTCTATCGTATTCTTCCATATCATCTTCATCTAAAGACTTTAATGGTTTGACACTTGAATACTTCTCTACAATATCCCAAGGATAATCTTCAACAGATGCTATACCCATTAGTATAGAACTTACTGCTGTTACAACTTCTGCAATATCATTTTGAAGTTCTTCATTTTTCTTTATAAGTTTCATTTTAGGTTGACCTTTCCACATACCACAAAGTAGCCATTGGTCTAAACCCCAAGCCATCATATATGCTTGACATTGTAATTCATAACCAAAGTCATCAGTGAAACATTTTAACTGACTATTTGAGTATTTATTTTCAACTCCAGTTTCAACTCCATCTAGGAATGTTCTACCATCTCTTTTACATTTAAGTAAACCATTCACAGCATATTTATATTCACTATTTCTTTCGTCTATAACTATATTTAATTTCTTTTGAAAATAATTAAGACAACCATCTTCCATAGCATTTCCCAAGTCCATTCTATCTTGTGCATCTTCATCAAATTCTTTAGCCATCAAGCCTCTATCAATATCAAGTTGTTCTTCAATAGTGTTGAAGCCAACACCGAAGTAAGAGCTTAAACTACTGGCAATAATATCAAATCTTTCTTTCATTTTATCCCTCCTAATATATACCATCTAAAATTTGTTGTTCAACTTCATTATTAAATGCTCTTAATTCTTTAAAAATATTGAACATTGTATTTGAATTTAAACTACCAAGTTTCTTATAAATTTGTTCTTTCGTAAATGTATGTAATTTACTTAAATTTACTATACATTCATTCTCTAAATTTGCATCTCCTGCTCTAAGTCTAACTGTGTAACTGTCTCCAAGTAAGTTATTTGTAGTAACTTTTACACAAGTTAAATTAGTGTGTCCATTTGTGTACATTCTATCTTGTCTTTCACTATAAATTATCAAAAATATTCCAACTTTTGGTTCTCCAGTAAAACTATTATAGTTAGCACAAACAATATCTCCAACATTTAATTTATCTTTCAATTTCTTCACCTCCTATTATTTCTTTATATTTTTGTAAAATATCATCTGCTTCATCAAATTTATCTTCGCGAATACTACTGCATACACTTGCTAATCTATCTTTTTCTTCTTCTAAATATTTTATAAACTCTTTTTGTTGAGATAGACATTCATTTAATTCACTTTCATAACTATCTCTTTCAGATGTTCTATTATGTAAATCACATCTTACAAGTTCTAACTCTTCACTTATATCTCCAATTTGTGTTTTTAGTTGTTTATAAGTTCTAAATAATTTATTATAAGCAATTACTAATTCAATTACTTGGTTCATATCTACTCTATTATTTTTATCAACTTCAAATTCTATATCTAATTCAAATTCATCTTTGAGTTCTTTCTTCTTTTTCATATTTTTCTCCTTTTACACTTTGTAAATAATCAGTTTTTTCTTCATCATTTAACCAGTGAACTATTTTAGTTTTACCATCAGTGTATATACCCTTAATATTACCATTATCACTTTTATAAGTATATAATAATATAAAACTATTTTTAACCTTATGCCATTCCTTACCTTGTAATCTTTTATATTTTTTTATTACTATCACTTCCTACTTTCTTTGCTTTAAATCTTCCACATAGTTCGCATACAAAATCTCCATTATCATCAGTTATTGTCCTTGTTTTAGCATTACAATAAATGCAATTAGTTGCGTCTTTATCATGCTTATGTTCCTTTATATATTTTCTTCGTTCTTCTCTATTATAACTTGGCAACATTGGTTTTCCATTCCATGTACCATACATACTATAATCATTATTTTCACTTATCATTTTTACACCTTTTACCTTTCTTGTTTTATTTCTTTCATTTTATTTAATAAATCAGTATAAACAAATTCATCTTCATCAGTATTTTCAAGTACTATTCTTGCTTGTTCTTTTATTAAATATTTTCTTAATTTATTCCAATTATTTTCTAGTCGTCCAATTTTTCTTCTTAATTTACAATTGACTTCATCTAAATGTTTAATTCTTTCTTGTAATTGCTTATTTTGTTGGAACTCTGTTATTGCTGCGTCTATATATCTAGTAGGCATTTGAACTTCTGTTTTATCAGACATAATCAACTTTTTATCACATACTGGTATTTGACAAACACCACCTTTATTATGTTCACAACTATATCCACAAATTTTGTTCATTCTGACACCTCTTTTAATATATCTTTTATTTGTTTATTAAATCTTTCAAACATATCCCAATATTGATGATGTATATAATCACTACCACTTTCTAATTTTTCGGCTTTACAACAGTCAATAAAATTATTTAATTTTTTATTTACTTTATCAATAACTTCTTTTTGCTTTTTATTTTCTTCTTGTAATTTTTCTATACAGTCATTATGATAATATTTATAATTTATACATTGACTATCTCTTAAGATTTCTTTTCTACATATTTCACACTTCATTTTATCATACCTCCAATTCATTTAATTCTTTCTCACTAAATTCTATCTTATTTTTAAGCATAGTGTAAATGCTCTCGTCAATAGTACTATTCATTATCAAATGATAATAAATCGGCACTTCTCTTTGACCTATCCTATCAATTCTACCTAGACTTTGTTTATAACTTAAACTACTATCAGGCATTGAATAAAATACCATTAAGTGACATTTATATTGTAGACCATCTAAACTTTCACTAAATGCTTGATATTGACCTATAATCACATCAAATTCTTTTTTAAGTTCAGCAGGTTTATCTTTGACTTCGCCATTAATAACAACATATCTCTTTTTTAATTTCTTACATACGCTTATTATCTTTTCTTTTTCTACATTATAGCAATAAAGAACACTTACAACTTCATCAGTATTAGATAAAAACTCTTCTAGCCACTCAGCTTTTTCACTATTGTCGTCATAGCTAAACCTTTCTCCATATTCATTAGTTCCTGTTATAATTCCACCAATTAAAGACTTCTTAGCAACTCTCATAGCACTTACATTGTCAAATACTATTTCTTGATAAACCCTTTCTCTTAAAAGTTTAGAATAACTTTTAGCACGTGGTATCTCTACTTTAATTTTTTGAGGTTCATAATCTCCATATTTTGGAGCATAGTATCTACACGTTGCATTTAAAATAGGTTTTAATTGTGTGTTTATTCTATCCATTCTATAACCTACTATTTTCTTTATAGGAAAAGGCATACCAGGTAATTGTAATTTATCCATTATACAAAAATTATTTTTAAAATATGTATCGTTGTAATCTATGTAACCTAGGAATTTTAATTGAGAATACAAATCAATATATCCACCATTTTCTTTTTCAGTTGGCGTTGCTGTAAGTATTATTTTATATAAAGTTTTCTCTCCCAACTCTAAACACCTTTTAGTAGTTTTAACAGGGTTTCTATAACTACCAATATTCTTTATTTTATGACTTTCATCGACAATTATAGTCCAATTATCATTTATATAATTGTCTAAACAAGTTATTTTATCTAATATATCAAAGTTTACAACTATACAATTAGATGATACATCTTGATATTTTAAGTATTGTTCAAAAAGTTTATTTTTATTCTTTGCTGACATATCTAGTTTATATCTTAATGGTTTTAAATCAGTATGTTTTTCTAGCACTTCCCACCACTGAGTTATAATCTTTTGAGGACATATTACAAGTAAGTTTTTAGTTTTATTTTGTTCAAATCTAGCAAGACTTGTAATAGTTTTACCACTACCTGTTTTCATAAATAACCCAACTGCTGGAACATATTTTAAATCATTTAATATATTAGTTTGGTAGTCTCTTAATTCAACATTCTTTAACATATCTTCTCCTTTCTAGTTAATTATAACACTTACTTCTTATATTATTTCACTTTTATATTATAAATCTTATATCTATTTGCTATTAATGTTTTATTTTTTATAGCATAAAATATAGCTCTTTTTGTTATTTTAATATTTTGTTTAGCTAGATATTCTATCAAGCCATCAATATCGTCACTATCGTGTAGATTAATTTCATCGTCTATTCTTTTTCCAAGTCTATCGAAATATGTTTTTTCACTTATTATATACATATAGCATACCTCCTCAATAACTATTAAATACCTAACATTCTTTGTTTTTCTGTAAAACTTCTTCCATAAGTCTTATCATTTTTTCTTTTTTCTCTCATATATTCTGCATTAAATTTGTCTTTTCTCTCTTTTTGTGTTTCAATTTTTTTTATGATATCACTTAATGTTTCTAACTTTTCCGTTCCTATAATATCTACATGATTTTTTAAGTCAGCA